GCCAGCGGCATCACAAGGGTTGTTACCTATTGTGAAATATAATGTTTTCTTTGTCATTTTATTTTTTTAAGTATTAAGCCATTGCGGCAACACAGGTTGTGTGGAATGGAGATACAAATACACCGTTCAATTGATCAGCGACTATGTATAACTTTTCTTTACTACCATTTAATAACCCAGCTACTACTTTACAAGCATTTTTAAACCCTTGTGTACTAGCCCCAGCCGCTAGAGTATCTAGAGTTAGTGTAGCGGTATCAATACCAGCTGCACCAGTTCCAGCTCTAAAAGTTAGAACAACAGTAGTTGCACTTCCAATTGCCATAGATATAAAATCAGAGGCTTTAGCTACGAACGCATCATCATCTGAACTTGCGGTTCCATCACTAAAATACAATAATGTATCTTTCATAATTTGTTTTGTTTTTAATAATTAATAAATTGTTTATGAATTAAGGTTTACAGTTTGTGGATTTGGGCTTGTGATATTAATTGGAAAGAAAACGGTTAAGATAACCGCTTCTCAATATTAGTATATACTTCCATACCTTCATCAGTTTTAAACCACTGTGCAAGTGCGGAGTACGGGTGTTCATCAAACGGAACTGTCATAAGTTTTCTATCGTTAGATCCCCACATAAAGTGTCTTTGATCTGATGATAACTTTATAATGTTTAGTTCAGTTGCTTTAATACCAAAATTCCTTAGTTGTACGTTATCGTCATTAACTAACTCTAAGAATAGAGCTGGATTTCTTTTAGCATATAATAATAAATCTCTTTTAAGTTCCTTAGAACTCATCTTAGATACTTCAGAGCCAAGCTCTACACGCATCACGGCCTCAGCCATATCTATATCTAGATCCCTAGCCGCAATAAGTGCGTCAACCTCCAGGTCTAACCAATCCAATTGGTCCGCTGCTACTTCTACTGGCTTGTGCTCATAGAATAATTGATCTTTATGTGGGTGGTATAGGGATAAAAGCTTCTGTAGTACAGTCTTCTCTTTTGGTACAAACAAAGTACCCGAATTAAATACTATATGCTCCAACCTTTGGTCACCCTTCATTTCATCAACAAATGGAGTCATTTGATTTTGACAATACATCAATTCTCTCTCGTAACCCATATCAGCATCAAAGTGATATATGTTAGCTGATTTTATCATTCTAGATAGAGGCTTCTTATCGCCCTTCAAGTAGTAAACCCTGTCCTTAAGTTCCCACTTAGGTTTAGCGTCAACCATTGTTCCTGTGGTTTGTACCTCTATAAATTCTTTAACCTGAGTTTCTACTACAGGTATTTCGTTTTCTACACTCACTTTAGGTGCAGTAACGGTTTTTTTAGCTTTAGCCATAATATAATATAATATAAATTAAAAAAAAATAAAGGCCAGAGCCGAAGCTCCAGCCTAATATTACTACTTCATTAACATGAAGTTATTTGCACCCTGTACAACTAAGCAACGCTCAGTTAACATATGGATTTGCATAGCATCTAAAGCTGATGTAGTAGCTCCAACTGAACCAGTAGTCCAAGTTTTCATTTTACGATTATCAGTTTGAGAAGCTCTATAACGAACATGTAAGAAAGGACGCTTAAGGTTCTTACCTAATGATTGGTCATAAACACTAGTCGTTCCAGCAGGAACAAATACCCCGCGGATTGCATTAGCGGCGTTAGCTGCATTAATACCTCCACGAGTAGCGTGGTCATTTAAGTAACGGAAGTCAGACTTGTAGAAGTCATAAGATCCTCTACGGAAACCAGAGAAACCTAAGTTTAAAGCCATATTCTCATCGTTGTCGAACACTCCATAAGAAGTACCACCAGCACCGTAAGAATTCATAGAAGCTAACATATCGTCAATAGCTAAAGAAGAAGCTCTATTCACGAACATCATATTCTCTTCAATTGCTCCTTGCTTGTCGAATTCTGCTAAGATAGCGTCAAATTCAGCTAAATCAGTGGCAGCATTAACTCCGGATATACCAGAAGTTACATTACCTCTTGACTCAATAGCTGAGAATAAACCTTCAGTACCTACAGTACCTGCAGCATCTGCAACAGAACCTGGGATGATATTACTACCATCAGCAACTGAAGTAGCAACGTTCTTCTCCGCCTCTAACATAGACATCTCTAAGTAATCAGTGAATCTAGCTCTAGTATCAGATTCAGCTTTCAAGTACCATAAGTAACCAGAAGCACCTTCCTCAGAAGCTATTTCAACCCAACCAATACGAGATGCATCAGATCCTGATACTTCGTAGTAGTCTTTCATTATGATAGGCTTGTTGGAGAAAGTCTTGAATGAAGGTTCATTCGCACCTCTAGACTCTTGTTGAGTAGTAGCCGTACCACCTGTCATATAAGAAGTTCCTTTACCATATTCAGAACCGTATACTAATATAGTACACGATTTAGATACTGTACTATCCGCTATGTTAGCTGATCCATAAGGAGCAACGTCAATAGTAGCTGTGTTCGCAGCTGCTGTAACAACTAGACATTTGTGAACACCAGCGGCATTCGCAATAATTACAGTGTCATTAACTCTAATACCATGATCGGTAGTCTTAGCCAAACCATCCATATCTTCCTGTATGGTAACTTTAGTGGTTGCTCCTTGCCCTGCATTCGCACCCGCGGTAGTGTCACTAGTTGCAATTTTACCTTTGTAAGACAAGTGTAAACGACCTTGCTCAGACCATATAACTTGGTCAGCCGTCATAGCTTCTTCAGCACCTACTTTTGATAAGAAGCCTGAAATAGTTCTTGGACCGAAAACCTCAGCTTCCTTCTCCATTAAATCTGGAACGTATTGTTGACCCCATCCCTCCGAGCCGCTTAAGTCTAAATAATTTCCTGCTGTAGCTTGTTGTACTGCGGATGGAACCGAGTTTAGTAAGTTACCTGGATTTGTAATTGCCATAATTTTTTAATTTAAAGTTTAATTATTTCTTTTTCTAATCTTGAATTTGAAATCATCTGAACCTTCACCTAACACTTTAACTTTCACGCCACCTACGTTTGTTTCACCGTGAGTACCACGAGCTTCGAAGTTGATGTTCTTACCTTTAGCTACAGTATCTTTGATTGCATCTGCTTTTCCTTGCTCATAAAAATGTAGAGCAACAGCATCAGCATTCATTGCTGTAAATAAAGACTTGTGATAACCCTTAGCGTCTTTCATCTTATTATCTTCACCCAAAAACTTTTGGACAAAATTATTAAGATCGCTTTGGTTTGTCTTAACATCATCTACGTTTTTAACGTTAAACCTGTATTTCTTATCTCCGACACTATAGTCAAAACCTTTGAACTTGTCGTTGAATAGATCGTCAGTCTTTTGTTGAAAAACTTGCTTGTTAGTATCTGTTAGTTTTTTATTCTCTTCAGATTCCTTATTGTAACGATCGAAGAAACTAACGGCATTCTGCTGCTCTTCAGTGAGCTTGCTTCCAGCTTTAATCTCTTCGTAATATTTAGACTTTTGCCCGTCTATATAGGCCTTCGCTTCAGCAACTTGCTCTTTCAAAGCGATTTTCTTTGATCTTATCTCTCTGTCATCGTCTATGTCTTCGTCAAAACCATACTTATCTTCTAGCAAGAAATTTCTTTCCTCAGCTGATAGGTGGGGCTTGGTCTTACTGTAGTATTCGTCTAGCACTTCGGAGTCATCTAGTTTCGATGTGTCTCTATTCAGGTTCACGTAATCGTTTAAATCTCCACCAGTCTCATCCATGAAGTCTACTAGCTTCTGTATATTGTCTGGTAAAGGCTTTCCACTAGCTTGTGCTTCGGCTATCACTTCCTCTACTTTAGCTTCTACTTCCTCAACCTCATCGTTGGTTATTTCCTGCAACACAGTGTCCTCTACCTCCGCTATAGCTACCACTTCAGGTACCTCCGTGACTTCTTCTATAGCCCCTTCAGTTTCGTCGGGTTTTGCCACATCTTCCGTCTCCGCTTGTGGTTTACTTAAATCAACCTTGATGACGTTATCATCTCCAGCGCTTTCAAACTTCGATTCGTCTACAACCTCTTCGACTGCAGTGACTTGATCTTCTACCATAATAAAATATTATAAAATTTAAAAATGAGTGTGCTAGTACTTGTCAAGTCCAGCTCCACCTCCAACTATATCATTACCTGATGATTCAAACTTTTTAAGTGATTCACCCTGGTTTTTTTTATCTACTAAATCTTTTTGATACTGAGCTTGCTTATCCACTCTAGAATCTTTCCTATCCTCTCTCATAGTTTCCTGTCTATCTTTCAGCTCTCTCTCTCCAGATTGTAATCTAGAATTTAACTCAAACTCCAACTGCATTAACTCTTTTTTCACTTGAGCTTCTTGCTGTAGGTACTGAATCTTTAATTGAGTTTTAGTCTGCTCCAACTGAGCATCAGTCTGTGCTTTAGCTTGATTCTTCTGAACCTCCGCTTGAGCTGCTGATTGTTGTGCTTGTTGATTTGCTTGAGACTGAGCTTGTATGTTCTCTTGCTGGGTCTTTTGATCTCGCTCTAGCTTCTTCTTTCTCTTAACCTTCAATAGTTGGTTTGCTAGCTTGACATTCCTAACGTTCCTAAGATCAATTACATCGTCTAAGTCTATCGATTCTTTAGATAAAGCTATTTGAATATTATTCTCAAGGATCTGTTTCTCCTCATCATCCGGCATTAATTCTATAAATATACCAAAATCATACAAGTGCAACTCCTTCATCTCTTCCAGTGTAGCCACATTGTGTGCCCCAATAGATTGTATGAATGCTTCTTTCGTTGGAGAGTACTCTATAATATCTGATATTCTCAGTGATAAAGATTCAGCCGACTCGGACACTAACAACAACATAGATTGCAGTATATGCCTAGTTGCAGTATTAGAGCTGGCGGCAGCTAACTTCTGTATACCTACTAAAGCATTCTTGTCCGGAGTGGAAGCATCTCTGGCTTCGTTAAGCCCAGTCACGTCGCGGATCATCTGCAGGTAGTAGTTATAAGTTGTTATAAGACTCTGAATCTTATTTCCACCACCACCATTTTGTATTTGCTGAATAGGCACTTTACCAGGATTTTGATCTCCCTCTGAGGTAAAGCTTCTACCAATAACAGAACCTGTCTGGAAGAACATATTTAAAGCCTCTTGCGGAGAATAGTTAGTACCATTACCTAAATCAATCTCAGCTAAGCCGTCAGCGTCTAAATATACACCATCCGGAACCATACGAGATAGTACTTGCTGTAGTTTTAAGTGGGTCAACTGAATCATATCAGCAAAGCCCGTTATTCTACTAACTATAGATTCTATTCTACCGTTATACATTCTAGGTGCAACGATACTATAATTCGTTCTAACTTTATCAAAGTTGGATTTAGTCCTAAGCATGTTCTTAGCCATCTCCCACTTTAGTAATTTATCAGTACCTAATACTAATACACCCTCGTATAAACACTCTATAACCCTTTCAAGCTTAGAGTAATTGCCATCCATATCTACAGGCGGGTTGAAGGTATCATCTTTCTCTATTACTTTATCGGCACCTGTACCAGTTTCTTTTACTTTGTAAGTATTGTTCTTATGTGTTACATAGTTAAAGTACAACACATCAATTTTATTC